ATAGTCTCCTCGTCGTCGTTGAGGTACGGTATTGGTCCACCGACTTGCTGCTCAATCTGTTGACGATACTTAAAGCCAAAATGCTCCGCTATATGTGCTTGCAAAGAAGCCGCAATCTGCTGCGCCATAGGGTTCTGCCCAATTACTTGTTGAGTCATCGGGTCTTGCAAGAAGTTATTGTGAGCCATTAAATGCGCATCGTGGTCTTGATATGCAAAGGCTTTCAAAGGTTTGCCGTTCATTGCACCCATGTTTTCCGAAATCGGATCACGTGGTTTCTGGTCTTCTTGTAACGGAATAAGTTTTTGAGCGTTGCGAATTCCCAACACATCTAACATCTGGCGATGTAACTGCGGCAGGTTATAAATCTGCGGCGCCCCTTGAGCCAACTGAAGAACTGCTTGGTACTGAACAATCTTTTGCGCCATCGTTGCTGCATTAGGGTCACTGACTGGAATAACGTCCACCATGTCATAGTCCGCTTTCTTAGCTCTGGGCGTACCTTCTTCTGGAGTGTAGTTGTACTCGTCAGGTGTGTAGTCACGGATTATTTCTTTTAATAACCGCAACTCTTGTTTCATCGAATAGTGGATTCTTGACTGAACCGCACTCATCACCTTCAGGGTTCTCTCCAAAATTGCCAGTGTCGTCCCCACAGGAGCCTGTGCGCTCATATCACTGATCTTCATATCCCCTGCCGATGCAAAGCGTCTGCCTTCTTCGACAATTGTGCCTAAAAGAGAGTAGAGGACTTGTGATGGTTCCTTGTATGGCAAGGTCATTAAGTTGTCTTTGATTGCTCCGCTAGGTACGTCTACATCTCTGAACTCGCCTGGGGCAATCGGAGTGTCGTCACCTTTGACCCGCAATCCACGGGTCTTAAAGCCACCTGGCAGATTCGATAAGGTTCCTGCATCAACAAGTTGTCGGATAAGAGAAGTACCCGACTTAGCAAAGGCGCCAACCAAATGAATAAGCCCGAAGCAATAAAAGCCAAAGCCAGGCACATAGCCGTAATGTACAAAGTGCTGTCTTTTTTGTTTAGTCTCATCTTCTGGTCTCCAGTTTCTGCGAATTGATAGGACATTCTGCGTTCCCTTTTCAATTGTTACAACATAAGGAAGAGCAATGCCTGTTTTTTCTCCATCTTCTTCATCTTCATAACCAGGCAAGTCAAGGTCTACATGCATCTCTAATAACTTGTAGCGGTCATCCGATGTAGCTCTAAAGCCCATCTTTTCCGCAATTTTCTTCTCTACTTCATCCAAAGCTCCACTGGGGGTCTCAAGATCAATATCTCTATAAAAACCCGCAAACTGAAGTCGTTTAACCTCGTTCTCAGTTTTACGCATCACATGAGTCACGCGTGGGGAACTCTGTAAATTAGAAGCACCGTATGGAACCACGATGTCTTCTGCTGGGATAAACATAGAGACTTGACGTTCCATGTGTGGGTCGTAATACACTTTCTTAAACGCATTACCCGCTAAACCCAAGCCCCATATCATTCTTTCATGCTCAGGTCGGAATTCTTGCATTACATCTGTTAACTGATAGTTCATGTCATCTTGAACTCGCTGAGCCGCATCTTTAATCTGTGGGGTCTCTTTACCAATAATGACAGTCTTAACTGGACCTGCGGCTGGGAAAGTCTCCATAATAGTCTCAGACTGGAACTTCACTAGTGCTTCACTTAATAGTGGGTGATACACACCGCAAGCACCTTCCCATGGCTCTGTTCTTTCCTCAATCTTCATACCCAATAGCTCAAGTCCGTCTACATAGGTCTGAATCCAATCTTTACGGGCGGAGATGTCATCGTCAAAGTCCCCTAGTAAATCACCTGCAATCTCAGTAAGGTCTCCCTCGCTCATGTACTCCGCAAGGTTTGCGTCAAAGTCTTCTGCGGAAGGTTCGGCAGGTTCTATCTCAATCTCCATACCGTCAATCCCAATCTTGACTGACTCTGGGTCTACAATCTCAATCTCAATGGGTTCTTCTTCAACAATAGAGTCAAGTCCGACAGGGGCTTGATACAGGGCTTTTTCAATTGACATAATCTATCCTTAGTAATACGCAGCTTTACGTCTGCCGTATTTATACAAAAAATCATCTTCTGGTTCGTCACTGGGCAGACGAATAAATCCACCTTGCCTAAAACGCAATAAGGCTAATGTCGTTGAGTCTACCAAATCGTCATTCACTCCGCTAGGGAAATCGTTACACTCCTCAATTACTTCCTTCGCCCACCGATGCTCTGGCGCCCAGACAATGCCTGCCGAGAACAAATCTGATACAGCATTAACGCGAGAGATTTTGTCTTGACCTTTGCCAGGTGTGAACTCCCCGACTGGTACGCCCATGCGCCGTAATTCTTGGTAGAGAGCCGCCCCATTGGACTTCTTTTCAACCATAAACGAATCTGGTTCCCATTCTTTGTACTCTTCAAGTACAAGCTTTTTGAGGTCTGGGAACTCCATCCGTTTTTTAATGGAATTGAGAAGGATAATGTTGTAGTTACTCGTCTCTTCGTTAAAGAACACCCCCCACGTTGTGAGCGCATTGTAATCCGCACGATTGTTTGCCTCCTGAGCTGCGTCTAAAGACATAATCACAAATTCACAGTCTGGCGGGTCATCTTTTTCCCAAATCTGCCACCATTCCCGTTTAATTAAAGCACCTTCTTCTGAGGTAGGCTGTTGTAAATACTGGGCATTCCAGTACCGCACATCTAAAGAAGCCTTCTTTGCTAGTAACTCTTCAATAGACCAGAATTCGGGCCAAAGCGGTTTACCTGAGGGCATAATCGCAGGAAAATCCACCACTTCCCAGTCTTCTGCATCCTCATTTTTGACCATATGATTGACAATTTGCCCTGTCAAATCAAGTTTTGACCAGCGAGTCATCACGACAATAATAGCCCCACCAGGCATAAGACGCTGAATAGGCCCAGATTGAAACCACTCCCAAGCTGGTAGAAAAACGTCAGCTCTGTTTTGTTTAGCGTCTTGCTCAGAGTGAGGGTCGTCAATGATAAATAGATCTGCACCACGACCAGCCAAAGCACCGCCAACACCAATAGCAAAATATTCTCCATTGTAATTAGTCCCCCATCTAGACGCCGATTTACTGTCGGCTTGCAGTTCTACCGCTGGAAATATCTCTTTATAAGAGTCTGAACTGACCAAATTCCTAACTCTACGACCGAAATTAACAGCAAGATCAGCCGTATGCGAAGCCATAATGACCTTCTTATGAGGGTATTTACCCAAAAACCATGCGGGTGCAAGATAGGAGATAAGTTCGGATTTGCCATGACGCGGTGCAATATTGACAACAACCCGTTTCTTCTTGCCTGCAGCGATTTCTTCAAAGATTCTAGCCAATTTCTCATGGTGTTCACCTACTTTATAGCCTGGATATACATGGTCGATAAAGTCAAGGAAGTTTTCCTTGCCATCTTCTTGTACTGTTTCGGTTTTATAGGTCTTAATTAGTTTTAAAGTATGCCTTTTCTTGTCTGGCGGCATACCAGGCACAGCTTTTTCAAGTATTGCGATGTCTTCTTTAGTTAATTTACGCTGAAGTGTCATTTTTTAGACTTGATTTCTCTAGCTTCTACGTCAATTGCCTTGTGTTTTAAGCTAGAAAGCGTCTCAAATAGCTCTTTTTCGACCTCTTCGATGCTCTGCACCTTCATTGTGACCTCAGAACGCTTCTTAAACGCATCAATTCCGTCTACTTCACCCAAATCCCGTAAGGCTCTAAGCCTGTCTTTGGTGTTTGAGGCATGTTCTACCTCATAAAGTAGCTTATTAACCACATACATCTTCATTTCAGCTAGGTCGTCCACAAGTTGCACGTTCATTTGGGACACCATACCTGCCAAATAAGCCAATGTCTCATTAGGATAGTTCTTAAACTCAGGTCTAGCTTTTGGGTCATTCATCATCTGGGTAGCAATTTCTGTTGCTTGCGCCACATGTTCAGCAGTGGGAGAAAGTGGGTTGCCGTTAAGTTCAGCAAGTAAGGTGATAGTCCTAGCTCGTGCGTCTAACTCTTCTTTTGGAGACAGTTCTGGAAAGGCTTCGGTAGCGTTGGCTGGAAGCAGTACGTCCTCTTCTATGTGAGGAATAATTATATTTTCCATCTATCCTCGGTCATCGTAAAACCCTTGATGGGTGAATTCTATACTAAAAATAATATTAAAGGAAACAAGTACCTTGAATAAAAGTGACGGGGGGTGTTTCTGTAAGTACTTAATGCCGATTCGGTTAGAGCAATGTATGGGGGGAGGGTGTTATAGATGATGAAGGGGGTAGGTACGTCCTGGTGCCAATTGTTAGAGGAGATTCACCACTTATGATGTAGAAAATGTGGGTAAAGGGTTGTTTAAATGAGATGGGGGGTGTTTGGAAAAACGTGGGGTTATTTGTGCTCCTTATGGGGTATGGGGGCGCGGGTCCCATCTGAGCAGTTTAGGGGGGTGGGGGTAGGTGGGGTAAGCCCCCAATACTTGACATATACCATCATTTAATGCATAATTTAGTCATGGCAGTAATTCCTGCCGTTAACAGG